AACATAACTCACGTAGTCAACATCGTCTTGAGTAACGCTTTCGCCTATGCCCTGTACTTGGCCGACTCTTGATTTGCCTTTTCCTGTTCTTGACTCAAGTGAAACAGTGCGTTCTTCGTCTAAAAATTTGTCTAATTGCGCGAGGCTTTCGGTTGCTTCCGGCGAAAGCTTAGGGTTCTGTTGCCAAGTTAATTTGCGTTCTGCGGGTGCCTTCGGGTCAATGGTCGCAGTTCCAGTATTCGTCTCAACGTAAAACGTGTCCTGCCTTTCTTTATCTTCAGCTTTTCTTGTCTCTTTGAGCTGTCGGTCTAGTACGTCGCTGCCGTTCGTTGCAAATTCGACTTCAGGGCGCTGTTCTTGCCCGGTCTTTCTGCGCTTTTCTATTTCGGTCCTTGCTTTGCCCCAAAGTCCGGTTTCAACGTTGGGGGTAAACGCCATCTTTGGCTTGAACTCTTTAGAGCGTTCGGCGTTGATCTGTTTGATCTTGGCCTCTTCCATTTTCCTCGTTGCGTCGTTGTATCGCTCGATGAGAAAAGGCTCGGTGGGAACAGCTTGTGGTTCTTGGTTATTCCGCACCTTTCTAGGCACGATAGTTTTATTGTAGCCGCCTTGATTGGCTAGCCCGGTTAAGGCATCTAACGTCTCCATTGCTTCTAATGCGCGTTCTTCTCTAACTTCGGTTTCAGACTTTTTCTGCGCTGCCCAAAGTGTAGTTCTGGACTTCCGAAGCGTTAAAACGGGATCGTTTTTGACAATGTTCCCGTGGTATATCACTTGGTTGGGGAGGGTGGCCTCAGTCTCGCCTTCTTTGTTCTTATTGAACTTCCAGCCCCTAGTTTCAAGCTCTCCTACCATCCGCAGGTAGCCTTCGCCTTTGTTGGTGTTGGTAGCTTGCTGCGACTCTTGCCGTTCCCCCACAAGCATATCGATGCCACCATCCGTCAAAGCAGTGACGGAAAGAGGCACGGGTTTTTTGGCTTTTGGCGGTGTTGCATAAACTAAACTAGCCCTAGCACGTTGTTGTATCGCAGGGTTCTTATTGTTCGTCAGGCCCATTCTTAGCTTGCCGTCTTTCACAGCTTTCTTAGCTACATCGTGAGACAGTAAATCAGGTGTTGTGTAAGGCACTCCCCGTGTGATGTTTGTCTGCGGGGTTTTTCTGTTTTCAATTACAAGTTTGTTGGTTACAACGGAAGCTGGCGCAAACTCCAGAATTCCTTCGGAACCCGCCCGTACCGGTGGAGATACAATTGGATTATCGTCTTTAAGGTAGTCCTGCAATTCTTTGTAAGCGATGACGACATTGTTAAAAGTAGCGTTCTCAAAACTTGCCTGATCTTGTGGGGTTTCTGCTTTTGATCCATAGCTAAGATCAACCTTGTTGATGTGGTTACTGCCTCGTGCGTTAAACTCAAGACCTTCCTCTGACGCTATAATTCTCTCGACTGTGGAGTCGAACGTGTCATTTTTTATATCTGGGCCAATCTGCTCAATGCTAGCGTCTCTAAGCTCGGCGGCGTTTTGAGGCGTATCCCCTAAAATAGCTTCTGCAATGTCTGCGTTGTCGAACTGTTCCAGAAATGCTGCTTGCTGCGGAATGTCTGCGTTGACTACGGCAGCTATTTCTTCCTCTGTCATTTCCGTGTTGGCGGTCAGAGCTTCAGTTAACCGTGTATTTAAAAGCTGCTTGCCCTTTTTTCGTTTCGTTAAATTTGTAAGCGCCTCTTCCATAGGGCGAGTAGGGGTAGGTTCTGGCTCGACTGCATTCTGCTCAAAAACGAACTGGTTAATCTGGTTTGCTGTATTAACCGGATCTTTCTTTAAACCCTCGATGATCGCGGATAACTGTTGCCTGCCGACAGTGTTCACATCGTCCGCATTGCTCGCATCTTTGGTGAGCGTGTTCATGAATTGCGCGATTGCTGGTACCGACACCTCATCCTGACCATTAGCTTTTGTATCTACGAGCTTCGAGATACGAGTTGCGATAGATTGCATCGCGGCGCTAACACCGTCTTCCGCCTGTATTACATTTACATTTAAGTTCGATCCTGCTTGGAAACGAGCTTCTTCAAGCGTTGCGCCAAGTCCTTCCTCATTTGTTGCCATTTCAAAAGCAACGCCGTTCGTGTCGGGATCGGTAGCTGTAACCACAAGGCTTGCGTCCTGCGGCTTGCCTTGCGGATTATTGTATAAAATATCACCATAGAGTTGATCAGACGGTTCATTGCTTAGTACCTTCTCTGCTGTGGCTTCGTCGTTTGTATAAACGACATCACCGTTAGACATCGCTATTCTTTCTACATCCAGTGGCGGTGGGCGACCGTTTTCGTAAGGATCAAAACTGCCCGGTACTACCAGCATGGCCTTTTTGGTGCTTTGTGGATTCTCAAGCGCCGTAGCTTGCGCCTGCATATCAGCCTCGCCTTCCGGCAGCGGTACAACATCCCCTGCATCAAGGGGTGGAGTTCTAGGTGTCGGTTGAGTTGCACTTTCGATATCCTCCACGGCAGTGTCGAACTCTTCCGCTGAAGGTTCTGAATTTTCCGATTCGTATGGTTCTGGATCAGGGTATTGATTAGCCAGATCGTCTGCGTCTTTTATCGGTCCTTGTTCCTCTTCAGAACCAAACGCATCTTTCTCCATTTGTTGATCGGAGGCTTTCCTGCTCTTGTCGTACAAGGACTTTTCGTAAAGTTGTGCTGGGACGGTCATCGCCGCGCCGAATGAGCCACCTACGATCCCGCCTTTTAAGAAAGCGTCCCCGATCTCTTTTAGGTTTTCGTAGTCTGTAAGCTCGTAGGTTGGGTCGATCAGGTTGGTAGCACCCATGTCCACGACAGTCTGCATCGCTTCTGTGAGAGCTTCTCTTCCAGCACCTTTGCCGAATGTCGATCCAAGATTGGAAAGCATGTCGATCCAGCCTTCGACCGGTTTGCCTGTGGCCCTAGCCGCCTGCCGTATACCCGCCAACCCGACCATATCTAAGGCAGCTTTTACGCCACCTGTAATGAATGCGGTGCCGGGGTTGTCGAGGCCACGTTGCTCAAAACCGACCTGTGTTTCACCAGTGTTGAGTACGTAGGAACCGGCTGCTGCCCCAAACACTTGGCCTTTGGCTTTTGCTTTGGCATTAGCTTTAGCAAATTCTTTGATCGCGTCTTTTCCAAGCTCGCGCTTCATGTATTTGCCAAGGGTTGCTGCTGCTGCTTTGTTACCCAATGCCCTTGCGCCAATAGCGGCTGCTCCGCCAGCGCCTCCTGTGCCGATTACCGAAAGTAGGGTAGGGGCACCTTCACCAAGAGCCTCGATGAAGTAAGTGCCGAAATCACTTAGGGAGTCTATATCGTCCCATGATTCGAGTTTGGGCGGGTTACGCCGCAGGTCGTCGAGGTTCTGCTCGATACCTTTTCGGCTCCACCGTTCTAAAGAATCGACTCCAAAAAAATCGCCAATGGCATTTGCGAAGCCATAGCCCATCATCTGGGTTTGGTCTACACCTCTACCAAACGCGTTAGTAAAGAGTCCCCCGTCATCCTGCTCGGACATGCTGGAGCCTCTACTTTAAATTAGCGTTGCGGGTAGCTGTCCGAAAAGCCGTAAGTCTTTCTGCATTGTTCTTAGCGGCAGCTTTTATCGCGTCTAAACTAACAGCCAGAATCCCAGTATTTTCCCTGTCGGTTTGGGAGGAGAAAAAGGCTTTAGGGGCGTCCTTCTGTATAAATGCAAAAATAGCGGTTGCTTCGGCATAATCCTGCTGAGTAAGCGTTTCTTTTCCGAAATACGCTTTCCAAGGGGCGAGGTTGCTAGTGATCGATACTTTAGCATCGGCAAGCAAGGACTTGTTTCGGCTTTCCTCATTCGTGCCTTTAGCTTCATCATAAGCGTTGTAACCGCCATCCGTAAAACTAAACCAGTTATCTGCTTCACCGAACGATTCGTCGAGCGCCCGTTGGACTTTCTCGGTCCCTTTCTTGTATTGGGCCTCGACAAATGCTGCCGGAGCAGCAGCATCAGTGCCTCTCGATTCCGTGACCTGTCTAGCTAAGTCCCTGTCCCGCAATTCTTGTTCGGCAGGCATCCTGCGCTCATTACCTTGCGCTTGCATTACCTGTGCGTTGTTTGTTGCTGTGCTCGCTGCTTCTGTGGCAGGGCGTTGAGAAGCGGTATATGTGCCATCACGCATTTTAGCGGCCTGTGCCATCGCATCAGCGGCTTCATCAGCAAGCCCTCCAGAATCGGCGATATTGACCTTTTTAATGCTGTCTGCAAGTGCTGCTGCAAGTTTGTCGGGATCTCCGTTAGATGTCGTATATGCTTGCGCGTATATCGTGTCGAAATCGTCGCGGTCAAGTAGCGGAGATGCTTCGCCCCACACCCACATATTAGCCACGTATTCGTTTGGATCTTTAGCGTTTTGAGATTCAGTAATAATTTGATCGACTGCGCCTTTGCTAAGTGAGACGGGCATAGCGCCTTCGTCAGTCGCGTTGCCTCCGCCCATAGTGAGAGGTACTTTACTGGTCACTTGCTCGTCGGGGGCAACGTCTCGGTTGCCGTCTAGCCAGTTTTCCGCAGCTCGCATTTTGCCTATTAGTCCATCATTCATAGCTTGGACTCGCTCGCCATTATTCACGGGCATGTTGCCTTCTCTGAGTAAACGAGCGCGTCCTAGGGCTTGGTCCACTGCATAGGTATTTTTTGAATCGACCATAAACGATACTTCACCGTCGCCATTTGGCACGGCAGTAATTTCTGAGTCGTCTCTTACACCGGATCGCGCACGAATGTCTCTCTGTATGGCAGGGTTGTCTGCAACGTATGCATTAATAGAGTCGGAGAAACTTTGCCCTTGCTCACTAGCTTTCAGGTAAGTTGCTCCAGGGTTGTTAGGCTTTGAAGTCTGAGTCGGGCCATATCCAGCAGCTAGTCCCAGTGCGTCGTTTTGGTTCCTTCGTTTAACGAGGTTCGTGGGCTGCTCGTATGCCGCTCTACCTATTGTCGCCTGCGAATTGTCCATGTAACGCATAGCGTCTTGAGGAGTCCCCGCATTCTTTATCCCTGCTTTCGCAGGGTCTCCGTCGGGGAGAAGATCCGCGTATGCGATAGCGTTCATCATAAAGTTTACGGTTTCCCTGCCTGTGGGCCGATCGCCTCGCACACCGGGGAGTGAATTGTATTGCCCTATTAAGCCTTTGCCTAGTGTTTCACGCTTGGCTTGAGTACGAGTCCGTTGTTTGTCAGCAAGCCCGCGTTCATAAGTAGTGGTTGCTGCATCTGCTTTGAGGCCAGCGCGTTGGGCTTCGTTCTCTTGTGTAAGGCGAGCTTCGTTGTTGCGGAATGCAATATCGTTTCTAGCCTTATCACGCGCTCTGCTAGAAAGCCCTTGCTCCATCATCTGACGTTCTTCGAGCGCACGATTTTGAGCTTCTTCCGCCATAGCTTGCTCGGCAGCTAGCCTTTCGCGTTGTCCTATTAAGCCCATCACCCCAGATGAAAAATCATATCCGTATCGCGCCATAAATCACCTATAAGAAAGCTAGCATTAATGCGGCGGCAGTGAGAGACCCCGCCGTGCCTATGTTTTGAGCGCGTCTAGCGCTTTGTTGTTGTCGGACTAAGTTCTCTCGGCTTACCTGAGAGTTTGCTGCGTCACCGAGACCGCCCATAGCGTTGCCCTGCACACCTCTGAAATAATTCACCAGTCCTTGCCGAACCTCAGTGTCACGTTGGTTCTGGTCGATCCGGGCATTGTTGACTAGCCCAGCAGTCGCAGTCGCATCGCCTAACTTAGCCTTACGGCCAATCTCCGACGTTTGCAAAGTGCTCAACCCGCCGTAGCGAGAGGCCATGCGTTTAGATCGGTTTGCCGCGCCACCCATTGATTGTGCTGCGGAGTCCCGTGCGGTCTGCACAAGTTCCCCTTGCCCGAGAGAGGCGATCATCTGGTCTTCTAAAGGACCGTACAATCTATTGCGGAACTGGTTCTCACCCCGGAGGATGGTGTTCATCGCTGAGTCTGGGTCATTGGGGTTTATGTATCCGGGGTTGAACCCGTACCGAGCGGATAGCCCTGCCGCGCCGTTGGTTCTGCTGCCCGGATCAAGGTTCTGCCCTTGATACTGATTTGCATAGTAGTTAGCGAGGAACCCGCCGCCGCCGCCGGTCCGCCGCCGCCCGGTCCAAGTCCGGGGCCGATAAAACCCCCTCCATCCATCATGATTTCTTGCGCTTGAGTATCGTATGGGCGATTACCGTTTTGGATATTCGGTGTACCTTCGCCGTCTTGCTGTGTGTAGTAATAAGGCATTATGCGTACCTATTGTCCATGTTGCCGTAATACAGATCTGCGTTTTCGGCGTTGTTTATGTTGTCATCTCTCGCTGCTTGTTCTTGTCCATCCTTGTACTCACCGTACTTTTTCGCCCCGATCTGAAATCCTGCTTTAGCTACGTCTGCAAAGGCTTGTCCACGAGCCGCGTTCTCTTGCGCTTTATTGGCAAGTTCAGTCATATTCCGTGAGTTGCCGCGTCTTGCTGCGCCTGCTAATCCCCGATACATATTCCCAGCTTGTTTAGCGCCAGACTGCAAGCTGTTGAGTCGCTGGGCGTCTTGTAGATTGCGGCCCCCGATCGCGCCGCTGACTGCTGATTGTGCGGCCCCGACTTGCGCTGCTGCACTGGTGTCAGTCATAGGTAGCATGTTGCTTGAGGAAGTTAGCCCTTGGCCGCTTCGCAGTGCTGCTTGTCGAGCCGCATACTGCGCCCCAACTTCGGCTTGTGCGACATCGCCTGATGAGCGACCGCCGAGTATCGATTGTCGAGCGCGAAGAACATTAGGATCTGTGGCTTCTTCTACACTGAAAGCCTCCAGAGGAGCGCCCTTTTTAGCCCAGCGTTGGTAGTCGGCTGCGCTAATTGTAGCCAGAGCCATTTCCTGTTGGCTTGGGCCGGGATCTTTCGGTTTACTCCCGCACATTATTTTTGTCCCCTGTATGCTGTCTTACGCATGTCTAAGTGAACCCAAGACGGGTAGAGTATTAGCCCATACTTGTCTGGGAATGCGCCGTCGATATGGTCGTAGATGTCGCTCGGCTCAACCCCGATAAGCATAAAATCCGCTGCAATCCCAAGCATGTGGTTGGATTTTTTAGCCCCGCCAACAGCTTGGTTGTGAGTAGGGCATCTACAGCCGCTTGTAATTATCAGCGGTTTCTTTTCTCCAGTTGTTGCTTCAAACCTATCGCGTACTTCTTGTAACACTTCTACTAATTCATGGTCTGCTGCTGCAAAGCCGCACCCGCATTTGCACTCAAATTCACTTCGGCTCAAATTTCTAGTTAGATCACCCATGCTTGTAGAAGACCTCGCCTGCCTTTGTAAAACCAAACTGGTCGATTAACTGGTTGTAGCCTTTGGTGTCTATTCCAGTTGAACTTCCCGTCCAAAATCTTTTGCAGCCCTTGGCTTCTCCCCAGTGGATAAAAGCCTCCATCAATTTTTTGCCTGCCGATTCGCCTCTTTCTTGCGGTAATGCGTAAAGAATCTCTTCGTGGGCATGTAGTTCTAAGCCCATCATCGCGGGTACTGCCATGCCTAACATCGCGCCGCAGATACCCATTTCATTTTTTGCTACAAAACAACACTTGTTGTCGTCGTGGATATGGCTATATACAAAAGCAGCGGCTTCTTTTTTTACAAAAGGTACGTCTCTGAAAACAGGCGATTCGGCGTGCATAAGCTCCCCGCCTGCAACCAAATCCCACAGGTCGTCATCGACTGCCCTATATACCACCATACCTAACGATTCTTCTTTTTGGAGTGTTGTCATTCTGAGCCTGCGACGAAGCCGCACTCACGCCCTGTAAAAACATTGCGCCGTGTTGACTTCCTTGTTGGGGGTTATACCAAGGTGCGCTTGCTATCATCAGCAGCTTATAAATAGCGCCATCGATGATGGTTTGGTAGAAACGGTCTACAAAAACATCGTTTATAGCGGTGGCGGTAAGTGAGGGTTTTAAAGCTATCTCCCCGACGAGGCTGTATTCTTTTTCAGCTTTCGGAGTAATTATTACGTTGTTCAAATCTTCAGTTGAGCGCAAAAAATACTTAGGCGTGCCAATACGAGTCCGCCACTCTGGGTCGCGGTCGTTCTCAAGTGTCACAGATGTGGCTTCGAGCGTATTCTTGCCTAACGTCAACTTTATTACTTTGTGCAGCGTTGTAAACGCAGGCACATCTAACTCAACATCGGAAGAGCCCAGTAGTACCGTTTGCGCCTCTAACGTGTAGCGGTAGCAATCTGCTTTTTCGCATAGATCGCGCACAGCAGCCCTAACCGTTCGAATGATCGTCGGGTTAGGGCAGTCTGGGGCGGCTGCAAGAACTTCAGGGACAAAATCCGAAAAGTTCGCCATCAGCGCATCGCTCTACTCGTGTCCCAGCGACCTGTTTGGTCTGCATTTGGGGAGCTGATGCTTTCCACTTGGACACGGTTGCCCAAAGAATTGTTGTACGCAGTGTAGTGGTTGGTAGCGCGTTGAGCGTTACCTGCGTAGTCTGAGTCTTTGGAGTAGGCCCGATACAACACATAGTCGAGAATTACGTTGCCGTAAATATCGTTCAGGGCGATCGAAGAGGCTGTGTTTGCCAAGTCAGTCGGGGCGGAGGAATACGAAAGCTCCAACGCGGCATCACCGGCTGATGCTGCCAGCGCAGGCGGATACACATAAAAAACATCGGGGTTATCTTCATCAAAGATGTAATGGATGATCGTGTCTGATGCAACGGTCCCGTGCCAAGTTGGGTTTTCAGAATCCAAAATGTTCCGGTCAACCCGACGCACAGAGCTATCGGTGCTATCATTTGTGCCAGTGTTCCTGATCACAGACAGCAGGGTCAACCCACCAGCGGGTAGTGTTTGTTTCGTACCGGCGGATAAATCATGGCTCGCCACAAGTGAGTTTGAGTTTGGTTTGATTAAAACGATCTCTCTTTGAGCATCGTTGATCCAGCCGAGTAATTCGGCATCTAGCCAACGGGTACCCCCAGTAGTCGTGTCTTGTAGAATTCGACGCGCTTTGTCGATTAATTCCGTTCCTAATATAGCCATCGGCTTCTCCAGTTATTAGCTTTGTGCTATCTCTCTAACTGCTTTGTCACGCATCTCGACTGTTGCGGCGGGAACTTCTTTTCTAATCACGCCCATTTTGGGAGAACCATCGGGTGATAATTGTTTTCGATCCCCAGCTTCGAACACACCTTGGACTGCCATCTTCACTTCCTCAAACACCTCGGCCTCAGTACTGAGTTTGGGTGTAGGCGGGGCGGGTGCAGTTTTACCATCCACGTATCGCGCTCCTTGCGTCAACGCAAGCATGAGCATTTCTTCGTTGGGTGGGGTCTTCGGTTCGTTCGCAGTCAAGCGCATCACAAAGCCTGTTAATGAGGCCACACGCATGTCTTTGTCGCTTATAATTTCGTTCATACAAATACCTCATAGCAGGGGGTAAACCCCTCCCTTTGCGGGAGGGGGTGCTACTTAGCTAGACAACATATCTAGTCGGAGTACGCCAAAATCTTCAGTAGAACCACTATAAATAGAGTTGAACTGAGGCTTCAGGAAACCCAACATTTTGCCGACTGAAATACCAGTTTGGTTTTCATAGTCGAACATATCTTCGTCGTAGTATGCGTTGCCAATATCGGCCATGCCCAAAGCCTGTGCGCCACACATTAAAGCGGAGCAACCGTTTTCAGTGCCTGTGGCTCCCCACTTGTTACCGCTTGCAAGAGCAGAGGTATTGGGAACGTGACGGAACTCGTGGATGACTAAGCCATCAACCATTGTGCTAGAAGTACCAGCAAACAGTTCGTTGGACTTAGATCGAGGAGCTGCATTCCGAACATTTGAAATGTAGTCGTTATCGAGTTTCAGGTCAGCCATGACTTGAGGAGTGACAAAAACGTGGAACACTTCTTCACCAGCACCGGTTTTAATACCGCGCATATATCGGTCTTTTGCAAGAGCTTTAGCTCGAACAAGAGAAGAATAGGTGATAACGGAGTGTCCATTTGTAGTTGTGTCGCCAGCAACCCAACCAGATGAAGTGTTTTTGAAGTGACGATCAGCAGAAGGCGCTACTACATCAGCAGCAAATTCTAAGTCGCCTAAGTTCTTACCAGTAGCAAGGACTCCGCGAGCACCACCGTTATTTTTCTGAGTGTATGCAACGCCAGCAAGCGTTAAAAACGCTACTTGGTCGATGCGGTCAGCCATCCAGTAGGCCAAAACGTCGCGTGAAGTTTCTCGAAAATTCACAATTGACTTTTGATCAGCCAAACGACCAGCAATGCGGTTTGCATTACGGAGTTGGTCAATTCGGATTACTTTATCGTAGCTGTTGATCGCTTCTTCTGAACCTTCGAGGGTATAGTCCCCGACGATACCGTCACCGGTTAAGTCAGCAATCAAGGTAAGTACGGCGCGAGCGCCTTTTTCGGACTTTTTAAGTTCCGTTACGCGCTGAACCATTGAGTTCGCGCCCGAACCAGCAAATTGATTAATAAAGCTGTTGTTACGGGCCATCCGCCAGAAGTCTAAACTCCATGCGGTTTTCTGCTCAGAGGTCAGCGCAGCAAAATTAGTAGTAGCCATTATCGGCCTCCATTAAGTTAATTTTAGTCTGCGTGGTCACTTACGGAGCGACCTATCCACCGTCAGCTTTTCGGCGCTGAAACCAAGGCCCGTCTTTGGAGTAAGTCGGTCAACTAGGCACTATCGTAGGCCCCACGTATATCAGATTATAAGCGTTACCTATACTTTACACAAGCTATTAATATCCCTTGGTTTTTGTTGGCTTTGGCTTTGGTTTGCTTTTTGGCCCACTGGCGTTCAATGTACATTTCTTGTTTTTTCCAACATGCATCGTATGTGCTCCTGTATTAAAAAGGTGGAGGAGAGGGCCGAAGCCCCCTGCCTCCTATCGCGGAGACCCCCTCTCCGCAAACTGGCACCACCTAGAAAGTATCGCCACGTAGACGCGCCAAAGTTGCTTTAGGCAAAGCGTCGAACTCTTCTATCGACAAAGATGATAGATCTATCTCTGGCGGGGCTTTACTGCCTTGGGTAGAAGTCGGTAAGGATGGTGGTTGCTGATTGGCGGCTGCTACATTCTTCTGAACCGCGTTGGGGTTTCTGGTTTGCTGTGCGGGGGCTACTGCCTCCTGCGTAGCAATCAGTTCGGGTTTGTTAACCCTGATGACGTAATCAGCAGCCTGCCTCATTGCATCGGCTGGCTCGTACCCGCGATTTATAAAACTATCTCGGATCGCTAAAGTCTCCTCGACCAAGCCTTCGTCGTAGTCATCACTGTCAGCACGATAAAAGTCGTAAGTGTTCTCAAGCTGTTCGGCGACCTCACCTTCAGTCTGTTGCCGTTGGACCTGCTTCACCTGATCTCGAACGCGTGTCTCGATGCCTTGAGTGGCGGAACTAATTCCTGCATTGACGGCTTTGCTCACCATCGAGGAAAACAAGTCATTGGCAGTATCCAGATCGCCTTCTAGTACTTTGTCGAACATCTTTCGCGGATCATCGCCACCCTCAAAAACAAATTCGCTTTGCTGGGGGGCTACGCCGTTCTGTTGTTCGTCTAGCCTACGTTGCAATTCCTCTACTTGGTTCTGCAATGCTTTCTTACGGGCTATTTCTTTATCGAGTCTCGATTTAGGAATTTGGAAAGCATCCCTGTTGCTTTCTTCAGCCACTGCTTCGGTTTCCGGTTCGGCTTCAGCGCCTGGCTCTCTTTCAGCTTCGGTCTCTTCTGGCGCAGGTTCCACTGCTTCCTCAACTGGTTCCGACGTTGAATCTGCAACTACATCTCCTCGATCAATAGTGGGTTCAGTGCTGCTTTCCGGCTCATCGGCACCAGCAAATGTTTCTTCAGCAAAATCAGGTTCATCTAGTACAGCTTCTGCGGCATTATCGCTCATTTTGGGGGTTTCCTCTGGGGTTGTTGTGTCTGGTAAGCGGCACGTTCCCGCTCCATTTGGCGAGTCATATCGCCCTTAACCAATTCCGTGCGACGTTTCTCTTGTTGCGAAGCACGGTCTTGGATAATTTTGCCCTTGGTAGACAAGGCGGTTTGGTCGAAGCGACTACGCGCTGAGAGGGAAGCGAGGTCACGGCGTAGTTGTAGCTGCTCCCGTGCTTTCACAAGGTCTGCTTCTATCTCTTCGCGGCGCATTTCAAACTCAGGCGAGTCAACACCACCTTCTTGCATCGCTGCTTCGGCGGCGATCTTCATAGTTTCGGCTTCTAGCTTCATGACTTCAGCTTCAGCCTTAGCTGTTTCTGCCGCCATCATGCGAGCTTGCATCTCCATTTCAAACTGAGCCTGCTGCATCTGCTGCTCGCTCATCTCACCACGGCCAGTAAGTTGGCGGATTTCCTCAGACAACTCAAACTTCTTAGCCAAATGGCTGTATTCGACGATACGATCATCAGGAATAGCCACACCGACCTGCCGAAGAGACAACGCTTCCGCAAATTGGCTATCATCGAAGCTGTCTTTAGCTGGCATAGTGGAAAGAACGACCTCGTATTTGCCAACGGTGATGTCGTTTATGATTTCGCCTGTAGCTTCTTGGATATTGATACCCAATTGCTGGTCTTTTTCGTCCTTGAAGTCCATCCCTTCAGTAGCAATCGCAAAAACACGCGGTTCTGTGTAGAACTGCTGCACCAATTCGAGTATTTTTCGGCCAACGAAATAGCGTGAGCGCTGTAAATTATCAAAAGGAACGGCAATCTGTACCTGACCCCGCATTGTCTGTTGTTGGAGCGCAACGCCAGAGACTTCTGAGCCTTCCATGCCCAACATCGCCTCATTTATGCCAGAAATCTCCTTTATAAATTGTGCTGACTTTATTGCAGCGCGTTCAATCCCAGAAGGTGGGCGATTTGGCTCGATTTTGCTCAATCCGCCTATCCGTCCGGGGTTTGTTTCGATGACTAGGCCGGTTTCAGCACCTTGGTCGCGTAAATCGTCAGCGGTCATGCCGTTTAAAGTACCTGCCTCCACGATCCAACCGGAATTAGCTGTCGTGTTGAGGATATGCAGCTCTTGGCTGGATAATTTGTTGAGCTGTTCTTGTGGTGATATTAGATTGGTGACAAGACCAAAGGGCTTGCCGCGTCGAAAGTAAGAAAAGAACGGGATCTTAGTGAAAGTTTCATACGGAGACCAGTCATCGTGGAGCACGATGCGGTCTGCTGTCGTAGTCCATCGGACCTTCTTCTCTACTTTTTGGATAAGTTGAACGCCAGTGCGGTAGGCGAACTCCTCCATTTTTTCCGTGTCCCAAGTGTTGGGCACTTTTTTAGTGTCGCCCGTTTCGGGATCTACAAACCGGTAGCAGGGTTCGTACCTTACGTGCTGCCTTTCAACAACTCGTACTTGGCGAACCGACTTTTCTTCTTCCATCGAGCGTGCCCACGAAGATTGCTCCTCGCTATCTCGCGCATCGCCGAAAGTCGTTTCCTCATTGTACTGTACCGAGTCGGCAGAGAACCGATTAGAGTTAATGCCTATATTTTTTATTTGCTCTGCTTTTTCCACGCCGTAGATCTGCTCGATCTCATCGACTGACATCCACCGTGTTTCAAAAACCTCGCGCCATGTGTTTGGGTCGTATTCTTTAGCGTCTGGGTCAAGAAGGATCTCACGCGGATCGTCGCTTCGTATAACAACGTCACCGACCATGTTGTCATCAAAATCAACGCGAATATCGAAAAACCCACGGCCATGCTGAATGATGCCATCTGCGAATACCTCTGATTCCACCCAGTCATAGTGATTGGCGTCTTTAATGGCCGAACATAATTTAGTAAGTACAGATGCTGTGTCCTCAGTGCCGCCGTTCCGTGGTTTATATTTAAACTCAACACGCCTTGCGGTTTGTTCACCCAACACAGCATTTACTGTACTGAGAATCATGTTAATAGTTAGCGCCGGTCGTTTCTGTGCAGCAAGTACTTGTGCATCTGCTTTTTCCCATTGGTCTCCAATGTAGAAATTGTTGCATTTGTCGGCCATCTCTAAATATTCGTTATGCCCGTGGTCACGCGCTCTTTCGTAACGGTGCCACTGAACTTCGGCGGTCTTAGCTTCACCGTCGATTGTCTTCTGATCTCTTTTGGTATCTTTGTGCATAATTAGCCTCTAAGCGGTCATCCAAGAACCACCGTCCTTGGTTGGCTTTATGAATTTATCAAGTTTGTCTTTCCAACTAGGAGGCTTCTTCGGCTTCCTAGGCTGAGAAGGAGCCATGTCAGTAATAAGCAGTCCGACCCAAGCAAAGGCATCCACGATGTCATCGTGTACGCCAGCAGGGAATCGCAACATCTCATTCTGCATGGTAAGAGACCAAGAGCACTCGCTTGGTGACGGTATGAAGACATGCCCAGCTTGTAACATGCCCTGAATACTTCGTGCTCTTGCTTGTTTGTCTCGCCTTCCTGTTTTCATAGGCTCTACGTAAAGCCCCCAAGCGTTACGCTCG